TGCGCCATTTAAAGTTAATCTTATAACTGCAGATTTATGAGAGTCTCGTCTATCCCATATCCAATCTGTTCCAGATGAGGGGAAAAATGCACTATCTGTAGTTATTTTTATACCAGTAATAGCTGAGTCAGGCAGGGCTGAAGCAGTTTCAATAGCGGCAGCACTAGTTTGAGTTTTAAAATCTCTAATAATTAGGTATCTAGTACCAGAAGAAATAGGTATAGGAAGCTGCCCATTGGGTAAATATGTTACAGTTACTGAGTTATTTGTTAGGTTAAACCGAGATCCTGTAGAAGCGCGGGTAACGGCAGCGTCTCCTGCGTCTACAGCAGAGTCATCATTTAAATATACACTATTAGAGTTATTTACTAAGCCTAGTATAGGCCCTTCAGATATTAGGTCTGTAACATATAAGTTTTGACTTTTTCCGTATACATCCAATCTAGTACCACTAGTAGTACTATTTTCGGGGCCTGTACTAGTTGAAAAATCCTTATCCCCCTCACTTCCAGCTCTATCGAAATCTGTAGAGCCCTGTCCACCATCATTTGATGCTTGTGTATTAGATTGCGTACTTCCCCCATAGGTAACCGTTTCACTTAAAAGATATGTTTTTTTATTTTGTACTTCAAAAGATACTGGCGTGCCTGGAACTCTTAATTCTCCATATAGAACAGGTACAGGATCACCCTCTACAGTGTTCTTTTGAGAGCCACTAAGCATATAGCCTTCTTCTTCTTCCCGATCCGTTTCAGGATCAGGGGCCATAATTTGTTGAATACCTGTAGTAGCTAAGTTCGTGGCTAAGGCTGTCGCAGCCATTGCAGCCGACGCGTACATTCCACCTGCATTCATGCCAGTGGCAAACAAAGTTGCATTTGACATGGTATTTACACCAAGGAGTGCCATAGGCCCACCAGGCGTAAACATTAAGGCTGCAATGGCCATTGCTGTAAGTATTTTAGCTCCACCAGACTTTGAGCCTGCAAGAATAGGAGTAATAACTATATCTCCCTCAGCTAAAGGTAGTAAGCATTCTCTAAAGTCATCTATGTCTTCTCCATGTACTTTAATGGAAAAGCCTATATCATCTTCATGGCATTTAATAAGATATGGTCTAAATTTAGGCTCGTTAGCCTGCAAGCACAGTAACGCCTCCTGTACTGTGTCTCCCACAAAAGGAAATTGCTGCCCAAATAAAGCAGACATTTCACCGTTTAAATAAATTTTACGAGCCATATCTATATATCCCACTTAAATGCTTTTTCCATAAAGGGTAAAGATTTTCCTTACAAGAAAGTCTATTCACTGCATGATGAAAAAATATATCATCGTATAAATACACACCACAATGTGTGCCTATATCTGCTCCCATTGAAAAAATAAGAACATCGTTTTCTTTTAAGTTATCTACAGGTCGAAAGCCCCACTCTTTTAAATGTTCAGGAGTAAAGTAATCTTTACCATGCTCCCACCAATCATCTAAATAACTCTCTCTTTTTCTTAATTCTATTTTTAATTTTTGACTGTAAAAGTCTATCACAGCCTCTAAACAATCGAATATTCCGAAAGAGTACTCTCTCCCCGCTAGTTCATTAACTACCTTTCTAGGCTTTAGTATTTCTAATACCATATCTGGATAGCTAAAAATATAATAGGGTATCCCTATAGCATTGCAATATTTTCGATCGTTCTCACTAGGTTTTGGGCTTGCATTAATATGATTATGTACTATACCAATTATATCACTTTCCATACTAATTCTATAAAATTCATCTGTGTTTAGTATGAAATCTTCGTCCTGTTCCGCAATATTTTCACATGGAAACCACTTTGATTTACCTTTTACAACTCCTATTATGCCACAACCTTCTTTAGGGTAGCACTCGTCAAAGTGTCTTTCAATAGTCTCTAAATGCTGTATCATCTAAACTTTTTAGTTCCTGGAAACGATCCAAAGGGTAAGGCTTCATAAGTATTTTTAGCAGTTTTAGGGTAAGAATTAGTCGTAGCTTTAGCCTGGGGAGTAAATTGAAATCTACACTTACAAGAAGATAGTTTTTTACCACATACTTCAGCTCTCTTCCAGTAAGTAGAGTTAGGTTGTGGAGCTATTTGATTCGCTCCTGTAGTTGTTTGTACTAATAAAGCTTTCCAAACACTATTACTATGCTCATAAAGAGAATCTTTAACCATAGCAACAGAATTATCATAAGCTATATAACCTTTTGCATCTGACCAGCCCGCAGATATAGTAGCTGATAATTGAGATTGACCTGCATTATTATTAACTATAGGATTATCATCTATATCATAGTAAGCTTTATGAGAGATCATTGCCCCATCTGCATTAGGATACTCTATAGTACTGTCGGATTTCCAAGTACAGCCCCCGCCTTTTCCATTAGCATTACCTTGATATACCCAACTACAGTATTTGCCTATAACTTGTCTATTAGGTATTTGTATCCCCTGTAAATCATAAGGAGAACTAACTTCAAAAGTAATCGCTAAATTACTTTCTCCTGATATTCTGTCTAAAATGAATTTCTTTTTTGGGAATTCTATAGGGGTGGTTCCATTACCAAGGCCTGCGCCCCCATTGTTATAAGTAGTTTCACTTTCTAAATATTTATTTAAAGTTTGTCTAACAACGACAGTTGCCCCTATTAGATCTTTATTAGATAAGCCCCCCAATAAATTACTAAATGCAGTGGTAACGTTGGCTATAGTAAGAGTAGGTCTATTAGTGGCTCCGTCAGCATTATATTCCACGCCAGTCATTTCTACTGGGAAAGCTTGATATTCTCTAATTTTAAAAGGAGAAACTGCATCTTCAAAATATAACTCATTTAAACTTTCATCTAACCCAGGATGGAAGTATAAAGTCGTACTATTAAAAGTTAACTCAAATAACGATATTAGCTCACTGCCAGGATCGTGTTTCTGTACCAGCTCTATTAATTCTGTCATGCTTCATAAACTCTTCTAAGTGTGGTTGAACAACTACAAACAACTCCATTATCATAACTTAAACTATAGTCCTTGCATACTACCTTAATTGTGGTTTCCCCGCTTCCTGCGTTACTATCAGGAATAGTAAAATTAAAAGATGCGCCTTTTCTTGACTCTAAAAAAGCTACTATGTCATCTATTACAGCTTTAGCTCTGTTGTTAAAATTGACACTATAACTTTCTTCTACGTTATTAATACCGTCCACAATTCTTTGTTCGTATCCATCCCCGAATTTTGCTGTTCGTACTCTAGAGGATCCTTTTCTTGCCATACCCTTATCAGGAGTAATCGCAGTGTCTGCAGAAACATAACTTTCTGCTGCTGGTATAGTAAAACCTACTGTCATTATGCTACTCCATACGGACTAAGAATGCCGCCTGACCGTTTTTGATTTTGTAGTTCAGATTGGACAGCTCTTGCTATCGCCTTGCCTAGACCTTCTGAATCTCCGCCTTCCACTTGGGTTTGCCCTTCTGCGGATACGTTTACAGTTATATTATTAGTTTGTGCACTACTTTTCATATCTACGGGAATGGATCTGCCATTTGGTAGTGGTACAATAGCTTCATTGTGTTTACCCTCTCCCACTAAACCAAGAGTCGGACTAGTAGCAATTCCGCCATTTGCATACTTACGGAAGCCTCCTTTGAGTACTCCACCATCTGCTGCAGTAAGTAAGTTTATTATACTTCCTGCGCCTCCCATTGAGTCAAATATACTTCCAAATAAACCCCCCAACCCTTTTGTGAAGGGATTACCCTCGCCAAAGAGTCCAGTTAATCCCTCTAAAAACGCAGGATTAGGTACTAGAGCTATTTCAGAGGTATTGAGAGAGGGAGATGACGACTTCTGTGCAGCCCCAATTACTGAATTCGCGGGCCGCTCTTGCATTACGCTTGGAATTTCAGGTTCCATCCACAAAGGTCTGTCGTTGTCTGGTCTATCATATGATTTAAACTTATCAGTTGGTTGCTGACCAGGCCAATTTGTAACCTCTGCCAATATTGGAGTATTTAATCTCTGTACAAACTCCTGTGCGGCGAATTTTGCGTCCGTATGTGCAAGGACTGCATTACGTTGAATCTCAGTAAGCACGGATAGTGTAGTATCTTTCTTCACAGTATCAACCGCTTTGGTATCCGGATTCCATAAAGCGCCAGGCATATAGGCATCCTGACCAGGATTAACAAAGCCAGCATCTCTTAAATCTGGAGTTTGGCCCCCAGGCATAAATTGGGGTAGATTAGCTTGTTGTCTGGCATACTCTTCTTGGATTCCCGCAATTAACATACTAGTATGTACTTCCGCGGCCTCTATCATACCTTCTTTCATTATTTGTGCTTCTGTTTTGATTCCAAATACGCCCATTACTGCTTCAGTCATCTGTTTTGATAAAGTGTCTGCTATAGCGCCTAATACCCCTTGAGCAAGTTTTAACATACCTTCTCTAAGACTGCTTTCCTCTCCTTTAATAAATTGAGAAAAAGTTTTCTGCAGCCCTGATTCAAATGCTTGGGCTGCAGCATCTTTTATTTGCATTGTATAATCAAGTTTTCTTTTTAGTAGGTCATTTTGTAACCGTAAAGATTCTTCTTCTAATACAAGGTTTTCAAGCATTGCAACCTGTTGAGGTTCTACCTCTCCTTGATTCAACATTATTTTTTCTTTTATCTGTAGTATTTCGTCATTAACCTTTACTACTTTATCGTCAAGTTTCATTTGCTGCATTTGTAGCTTAATTCTAGTAGCAACTAATTTTGTAGCCCCTAATAGTTGTTTTCTTTCAACAATTGCAGTCGCTTTAGTTCTCTTTTCAGCGTCTCTTTTTGCTTTATCTATTCTTTTGAATAATGTCAACTCTAGATTAATACGTGTTGTTCTTATATTAAAAGCCTTCGTTTCTTCTGGGCCCATTCCTGCGGGGGCTATAAGACCTTCGGAAGCTAATTTTTGTCTTAAATCTAATTCTTGCTGTAGATTATCCACCATACGACCTTCAGTACTTCTTTTCTGAACATCTTGTAAAAGTTTTGATGATTCTTGTGAATTATCTTTTTGTAATCTTCTTACTGAAGTTATTATAGCTCCATACTCTTGTGCCGCAACCTGTGCTGCGAATATATTTTCTATAAGAACATGCCAAGCTGGAGTACCTATGTCTTTTCCACCCATTGAGTCTAATTCATTAAGAACATCTACATACTCTGTAATTGCATTTGTAGCATCTCCTTTAAAAGCTGACGCAGCGATGTCGGCAGACTCTCTCATTCCTTCAAGAAATTCAGCAAATTCCTCAAGCCCTTCATTACCAGAAATCTTCATATACGCCATTAGATCCCCTTGAAAAGCCAGAGTCGCCTGATTGGCTTCTTCCACCCCCGCCTTGTACTTATCTACTTTAACCGTTAGTTCGTCCATTACAATTTGCCATTTTGCATCCCCAAAATTTATTGTTTCAAAAGGCAGCTTTGTAAGTCCAATCCAAGTGGCGCTCCAATCCGCCCAAGGTGCTGGTATCCCTTCTGCCATTCCACGTAGTACACCCTCCAAACGAGTAATTTCATCATTTATTTCCGAAAGAACCATACCACCTGCTTTGCCTCCTCCAGGTAACATATCCATCCAATTGCCTTTTGAGGCCTTCATAGCTATTGTATCTTGTACAGCATTAAATTCCGCAACACTCATAGCTAAAAAGCCTTTCATACCTTCTGCTGCCTGATCGAATAATATTTTTTGCATACTAATAGATAACTGTCCTACTTTATTTCCCAAGGCTTCAAAAAATTGAAGAAACCCAGCCCCATCCTCAGTTATTATTTCTTGTACGGCGTTAAATTTTGAAAATTCTTCGTTTAAACCTTTTACTTTTTCAGTAGCTAGATCCATTGGTGATATAGTACTATCGAGTGCCGTTGAAGCTTTACTAAGTCCCTTACCCCACGCTATCGCAGCTTTACCCATAGTATATAGTATAGAAAGCATAGAAACCCAACCCAATAGTTTAGTAACAACCATACCAAATCCAGCTGTTACAGACTTCATTTTTTCCATAGTAGCTGCCCAACCTACTGCTAACTTTTTACGTTGAACAGCAATGTAGCCTATGGTTTGTTGAAAGTAATATTGTATATTTTTAGTTGCAGCTTTTGTTTTCGATTGTACGTCATTTAATGCTGTATGCCATTGAGCCTTAACGGCATCTGTTAAAGTTTTAGAACGATCTATTACGCCTTTCATAGAGGCGATCTGCTTATCGTTTAACTCTTTGCCTGCGGCCGCGGCTACAAATGCAGGGCCCGCAATCTTACCCTTACTTGAAATAGCGTTTTCACCTGTTGCTAAGTCCTGCAATCTGCCTTTTGCACTTATAGCTATTTGGGCTCTTCGAGCCTGAGCTGTTTGTAGCTTCTCTAACTCTAATCTAGCCTTTATTAAGTCACCTGCATATGCTTGAGCAGCATCTCCCGCATTTTTTGTCCAACTTTGTAATCCTGTTTTTACAAGAGTATTTCCTAATGCTACTAGTATACCTATAATTAGCATGGGTTGTTTAGTCAATACTCCCGCTATTGGAGTCGCTACTGCAGCAGCAAATTCTTTTATTTTATTAACAATATCATCAAAGGATTTTCCTAATTTAGTAAATTGATTACCAGAGGGCGCCATAACTGCCATTACACGTCCATATTTACTTTCTACCTGCTCTAATACTTCTAAAGTAACTGCTTGAGATTTCTCGAACTGTGTTAAGTCTTGGGCGCTTTTACCAATCGAAGCACCATATTTTTCAGAAGCATCGGCTAGCCTAAGGATAATACCCAATTCGTCTAATAGTTCTGGTTCTGCTTTTGTTACGCCTCGAACGAGACGATTGAAAGAATCTGTAACATCTCTACCTAGTATGATAGACACATCTTTTGCACCTTTGCCAAGTCTAACTAATTGATCATTAGTTAAACCTGCTGCTTTACCAATGGCCGCTGCTTGTGAAGCGTTTGTAAAAGTAATTTGAGCGTCAGTAGCAGCTATAATATCATTAGTAAGGGACTTGAGGGCAACACCTGTAGCAGAAGCATAAAGTATTTGACCTTCTTTAAGTTTTTGAAGGTCGCCTGCGCTTTCTAAAAATCGAAAGGCTGCGCCGATCGCAAAGATATTAGCCGCTAACGTAGCATAAGCTCCTACGATCCCGCCCATGCCTTGTGACATTTTTGAGAAGTTTTTAGACGCGCCAGAAGACTGCTTACTAGCACCCTTCATATTGCGGTTAAAGTCACCCGTACTTTTAGAGGCTTTATTAGTCTGCTCCCCTAGATTTTTCATCTGTAGGGTAGTCTTTTTAGTGCCTCTGCCATTTACATTGACATCGACATTAATTGTATTTTTACTTTTAGCCATTATCCTTGTATATTATGGGTGTAGTGTTTACCATCACCGCCGGATTTTTTTCTACGTTTTTCTGCTTCTCTTTTTTCGTCTGCCCTGTCTGCTCTATAATTAACTAGTGTTCTTTCGTACATTTTCATAAAGTACATAGTTGTTTTTTGATCTTCTACTTCCCATATATCGAATAATTGAGTACAATGCCCCCAATCTTTACCCATATAAGTACCTGACATTCCTTCCCAAACATCTGATAAAAGGTCAAACACAAAAAATGCCACTTGAACCTCGATCGGAAACTCCGATTGAGATAGCGGCATCTTTTGTGGATCAGGCTCTTCTCCTAACTGTTCACAAATCCTGTAATACTTTTCTATGTCAATAGCAGCATTAGTTTGATTTATGTACCGAACAAATAGACCCTGAATTTGCTCTACTTGTTCCCAGTAAAATTTTCAAGGTCACCCACTACATCTGTTACCCATGTATCAAAATCATTTGAATTTTTCATGAGTAGCATTGCGTTGTCGTGTGTATAAGGCAACATATCGTTAGGATCATAGTCTGAAATATCCACCAAAAGAAACTCTTCTAAGTATGTAAATTTCAATCCGTCCCATCCTTTAATTACTGCTTTAGTATACTCCACTAGGAACTTGTCTTCATCCAAAGACTCTTCTGGCTGATGAGTCTTTCGATTAAATTTTGTAGTTAAACATCTCTTCCTTAGTTTTAGCAATTCTTCTCTTGCTAAATAACAGATGGATACTGATAAACCATCGTGCCCAGGAAACTCTATAGATACTGTCTTGCTTGGAGTCATAAGACTCGCTAGTGAAACCGGTTCTGCTTTAGGTTTCGTAGTTGCTGATTCTACCATTAGTAATATATTCCTATTTATGTTTGAAAAAGAAGCAGGGGTTTTAC